GTGAACCCTCTACGTGAAATTAAGTTCCCTTCAGAATCACCGCATCGAGAACGTGTAATTAGTGATGAAGAAATAGAAATTTTATTACCTTTCTTATCTACTGAGATGCGCTATATCTTTTTAATCGCTTTACAAACTGGAATGAGACTTTCAGAAATTTGCAATCTGAAGTGGGAAAAAATTAGATTGAGTAAAAACTATTTAATTTTAGACCTTACAAAAAATGGTCGTGCAAGGGAAGTGCCTTTAAGTTCCCAAGCGGTTGAAATCTTTAAATCCATTGGTCCAAAAAAGCAAGGGTATGTATTTAGCATAACTAGCGATGATGCAACCGATGAATTTCGGGATGCTAAATTAGAAGCGGGTTTAGAAGGTTTTACTTTCCATGATAGTCGCCATACTGCAGCAACTAAAATTGCTTTAAAAATCCCGCTGCTTGATCTGTGTAAAATGTTTGGGTGGAGTAATCCGCGGCGTGCGATGATTTACTACAATCCCACATCTAGTGAGATTGCAGCGCGGCTTTCACAGCCGTAAGCGAATAACGGCCTTTAATATCTTTGAATCTATGCTCTTTGGCTAACTTCTTAAATGAATGGTAGGATAAGCCTGGTATACGTTCACATAATTGCGTAATGTTAAGCAGCTCATCGCCTTGGGCTGCTAAAACTTTAGTTACTGCATTCTCACATGCCTTTTCGATGACCTGAGCCAATTCGGATGCAGGCATAGAAACAAATTTAACTTCTGTCATGCTGCAAACCCTCCGTTATGTTTACAGCTATTCACCAACTCAGTAATTTTTGTTAACCCATAAGCTGTGATTCGCATATGTAAATGAACTTTCTCCTCACCAGTATTTTTATTTATGATTACTGGTGATGGGCGATTGATAAATATTCCTGCCTCTCGTTTTGTTGAGTACGGTTGTAAACGTCCATGCTCTTCTCGATAAATCCATTTTTATCAATTAATAGACTTATTAGTTTGCGTTCACCGATATTAATAGTTTTTGCACATTCGCGTATAGTGTATGTGCCATCAGTATTAGCTATAGTTTCAAGTGCTTGCGCTTTCGGCTCTAATAACTCAACCTTTGACTTTGCTGCCTCTAACTCTTTTGTTTTTGACTCTAAAATATTGTTTGCAACTTGAAGTGCTTTAGCCATCAATATTTCTGGTGAATCAACTTCTTGCCCAACAATATAACCACCATTTTTACGAATACTTGGCAATACATCAGAAGTAACCCATTTCTTAAATTGCTTAGCTTCGGGTTTACGGCTTGTTAGAACTAAAGAATAAAGACCAGATTCATTGACTAAATTAGTTGGTCTGTGGTTACCCTCGATAATATCGAGGGTAACTTCATCATTATCTAATCTACGTGCTGCATCACTTGGATTGCCAATCTCTAAAACATTACAAACATCAGAAAGAACAAACCAAATTTCACCATCCTCTTTTACGATGGTGCGGACTTCGTTTTGATTGAAGTTAAAAACAGATACATTGTTCATCACTTAATCTCCTCAACCTTTTCAGCAATTTCCTCCAGGATTCTCCACCCATCCAATCTGTGAAGCGGTTCCTGTACTCCACTGGCATCACATTGCTGCTGAACTATTTTTTCAATTGCCACTACAACTTCTCTAGTTCTTGGTACAACAATGTGATTCTCTGGCACCGCCTGAGCTTTGGCTTTTTCTAGCTCTACTCTAAGTCTGTCAATTTCACATGCTGCATGGTGACAAATAACACGTAATTCATCTTCACTATATTCATCTGCATGCATCATCATTAAATGGCTGATTTCGGTACCAAATTGGCTATCACCTGCAAATACCCAAACCGCACCATTGTCTTGCTCAAAGCTTAAGTTGATATTGTTTTCTTCTTGATTTGACATTATGCACCTCAATGAATCTTATAAAGATCAGCCGGAACAACTGCAAAACTCTCAGCTACAATCTTATCTAGATCAGTTTGAATGGCTCTCAATTTTTCAATTTGATTGATAACCTCATCAACTGGCACACCTAAATGCTCTGCTACCTGCTCAGGTGTAAATACCTTTGTCCCGTCTTCTAGACAAAACGCCTCTTTAGGTATTAACCCCATTTCATTTGCTATATCTCTTGCCATGTCGTTAAACCAGTCAGGAGCTAAGAGCATTGCTTTCATAAATTGATTTCTGGCCTCTTCTGAGTCCTCACCTGTGGTTTTAACGAGTGCCTCATACTTTTCCATTTCTGCCGAGAATTCAGCAGGGAATGTTGGGCGTTTTGTGTGAGTAATTTTGCCTCATTAAATAACTTTTCAAAGCGTGGGCTGATAGTGCCAAGCCATCCCATTGCAAAAGTTTCAAAAACAGTTGGCTCTTCACCAGTAGTTAATAGATCTGTCAGATAGGCAACCACATCCTCAACATTGCTTTCAAATGAGTTTACATTTTCACGAGTAATATTCTTTTCATGTCTAATTCCTATTTTGCAAATACGGTTGCGAATGTGGTTCCAGCAATTTCTGGCAATACGTCTTTAGCTTCTTCAAATGCACGCGCCTTTGCTGCTGCTTCTGAATCTAGTGTCATGGAGTCGTTATACTTCTTCCATTCCTCTTTAGATCGGCGATCCAAGAATCTACCTAGCAAGTGAAGAATCTGTTTAGTTGCATTATTGGTTTTCTTATAGCGAGCATCTGTTTCTATAAGGTCTATAGCTCCAGCTCTAGCCAACTTTAAAAGCTCATCATATGGCAAGCTTTCAAAATCAATTCCAAGTATTTGATCTGCTTTCTTTAGTTCAACATCCTTACTTGGATTGATTAACCTTTGTTTCACATCTTGCGGGCTGATCTTATGTGCAAGCCCATTCCGTCTAAATCGAATTACATTACTCATAATCACGCCTTCAAATGGTTTTCAAATTCTTTATAAAGCTGAGTGGCTGCTTTGTTCATTTTCCTGTCATACGTGATATGCACGTTTCTTGGAAAAGCTTTGTTGACCGTGACGCAGTAAAATTCCATGCGCCCACAAGGTCTAACAATTCCGCGATACCCAATCTTTATAAGCCATATTAGAAACGCCTCGAATTTCACCTCACTAGAGAGGTCGGCGTAATTAACGCCGTCCGTCATTCTTAAAACCTTCTGTAAGTGTTTTAGAGATGGCTGCATTCGCTGGAGCTAAATGATTTGTGTTGATTTCTTTCTTCTCTGGGACAACCTCAAGGTGTGTAATATTATTTTCAGCTCATCAAGTTGGTATTGACCACCAGTTAATTGAGCAAGTTCACCGTTGTGATAATCCTGAGACAGATCTGCATGTGTTTTGGCAATATCAATCAAGCGAAAGGTTTTATCAAAAGCAAACTTACTTAAGTTATGGTCCTTAAGTTTTTCAACAAGACTTAGCTCAATTGCAGAGAGTAGGGCGTTTATATCGCCCATATCATTTTTCGCTTCGCTACGTGCTGTAACAAGATCATCCACAGTCACGCTTTTGTTTTCTGGAAAAATTTGTGAACTAGTACGCATGATTATTCCCTTTATTTTTAAGAAGCGCTAAGCGTTCTTTGTGAGCATCGATTAGAGCTTGATAGCAATCACTAGTACGGCCATCTAAAGCCATTAAATCTTCAGTGGACACAACGCCTGAGCGAATCTCAACTTTGCGACCAGGACATGTTTTGGAAAAATACTGTTTTGCACTAATGGCATCTAACAAATCAATAAACCACTCTGATGACATAGAGATGCCTTGGTCAGACTCATCTAATGCTGTAGCCATGTAATAGTGACAAGCACTTTCAGTGTTTTGAGTTTCTTGCCAAAGCAATGTTTCATCATAATTTGGTACAAGTTTTACCAACTCTTCATGAGACATTTTCTGAACTTGAAGATTTATTAGTCGGTACTCATGAAAATTGAGCCAAACTCGCTCCCACATTGGCGCCTCTTCGTCTTCAAAATTTAAAACAGAGGTGGCAAAAGCGCCTGCAGTAATGTAGTAATCCACTTCTGGATTTGAGCTTTTTAAGCTTTCTAGCTTTCTTTCTGCTTGATCAAGATGAAAGAACGGACGGTTAATAATTCCAAATGGGTAAATTTCTTTACCAGTAATTTGAATTGAAAGGTAATGGCATAAGCTTTCATCTGCCATCCATGCATCAAGCTGAGAAAGTAGTTTTTCAACAGGCTTGTTTTTATTAGTAGAACGGAGATGCGAATTAGCGCCGACTTGTTGACTAATATCTGTGATTTGGTTCATAATGTGACCACCAAAAGTTACTTGTCCCGATCCTCGACCAAAATTTTCAGGACAAAATTTATCTTAAAATACCAGAGCATTGACTCTGGGTTTCGTGTTTATAAAATGAATCAATCATTTTGTGTAATTTAAGATAAATCATTTTGTTTAAACTAGTCAAGATAATTTTAAATCATTTTGATTAATTATTTTTAGTTAATAAAAAAGCCCGCCATTCAAGTAGCGGGCTTTTTAGTTTTAATTTTCTTAATCTAAATATATATTCTGAATTTGTTGAACTGGATACTCATGCACATGTTTACTTGGAGGGATAATATCAGATACCGCAACAATTGCAGCTACATCTTCCATATCAATAGTCATCCTTGTCTCGCCGTTCACAGCCAAAAGGTGCAGAACATCATTAACAATCCCAATAAATTCTTTAATTGTTCGCCTACCATCTTTCAGCTGAACTTCCACAAATTCTGTAGGTGTGGGCTCTGCATCAGGGTCGCACACAACATACCATCCATTACGAATCGCAGGATACATTGAATCACCTGTACCTTTTACAGCATAAGCATTTGGCCCAGCTGTAAGAGACGGTACATAGCCATCACCGCCATTACCTAAATAACCCATTTCAGTGTAATAGCCATCCATACCCATTTTTGAATAGGACTTTACAGGAACCCAACCACCACGTCTTACAACCGTTGGCACTGGTTCGCTTCTGACACTTTCAATATTTGGGGAACCATTACCACTAAGTATCCAGCCTAAATCAATATTGAATTTTTAGACACCTTGAAAGCACCAGTTTTTGAAATACCTCGGCGCTCCCAATTGTAAACAATTTGAGGAGTCTCATCTAAGGCGTAAGCCAAATCGGCCCCAGTGATTTTTGTGACTTGGTAGACGCGTTCCATTGTTGGGTGAATTTGCTTCTTTTCCATGACTCTCTCGGCAAGGCTTAGAATTAATTGCTGCAAATAATAACACATTTTGTGTAAATCAAAATGATTGAATGATTTTTTGTTTGTGTATACTGAATCAATCAAAATGATTTATTTCGAGGTGCTAATGAGTAGTGTCCAAAAGATGCTGAGCTTATCGACAAGCACGGAGGTGCTACTGCACTGGCTCAAACCTTGGGCTACAACGTTCAGCGTGTTCAAAACTGGAAAATTAGAGGCATTCCCGCTAAGGAAAGACTTAAACACCCTGAATTACTCTTAGTCGATTTTATTCCAACACCAAGAAATAAAAACCGCCATCTGCTGTAACAGATAGCGGTTTGAATATCGTATTTGGAGCAAACCAAAATGAATGAACAAATATTAGCACAAAATTCAATCTGTGCAATATCCCCAATGTGCGTATTTATCGCCTATCCAGAGGAGCATATTCCCTATGAATCAGACAGCTCTGCAATTCATCAAGCAGTATGAGGATGGGTTTTATGAGGGTGCTAAATACACGCGTGAATACGGCGATCTTAGAAAGCTTTATGACGAATCTACTGATGAATTTTACATCGAAGAAATCAATGAAGCCTATGCAGAATTCAAAAGGGGGAGTTCATGAGTAATATAATTGCACCGAATTATACACAGGTGCCTAATGTTGTTGTTGATGAGCTTGCATCTCAGCTAAGCGATTCTGCTTTCAAATTGTATGTGGTTCTTATCCGCAAAACTAAAGGATGGGATCAATCACGTGATGCTATTTCAATTAGTCAGTTTGAAAAAATTACTGGCAAAAGCCGTCCAACGGTTGTGAAAGCAATTGAAGAGTTGGTGAAATTGCGTTTAGTTCGCAAAACTGGATGCACAAAATTTGGCAATGAATATGAATTAAATTTGAGTTTTTCAATTGATGGAATACTACTAAATTTCCCAAGTAAAAATCTTTACTAGTTAAAAATTTAACCAAACTAGTAAAAAATCTTTACTGCTACTAGTTAAAAAATTTAACACACAAAAGAAACTATCAAAAGAAACTATCAAAAGAATAGATTCGGGTAGCAAAAAGACTCTAAAAATTCTCAGAAAATTTTGAGAAGTTCTGGTCTACATATCCATCATGTAAACGAAAATCAGATAAGTCTGGCACTGCTAAAACTTTTGAAAAGTACGAAAAGGCATTTGAACTTGACGCAGTGATTTCAATTTTAGAACTGCAAAAATTGATGACCAATGGACTAAACAAGATGGTGAATTTATTCCATCGCCTACTTCATGGTTAAACAAAAAGCATTGGGAAAATGATTATTGGATTTCAAAGATCCAAGCTCAACCAGCAACACAAGTAAACAATGGTCCGATTATTGAGCAACAACCTACTCAATTCAAAGGGGTAAGAAGACAGTTCAAAGGGGTTAATGCATGATCGAGCTATATTCAATCCCAGTAGAGCAATATGTTCTTTCTGCATTCATGTCATTCAATCAGGGTATGGATGATTTTATTGAGCAGCTTGAAGCAGAAGATTTTTATGCATCACAACACCAAGTCATTTTTAAACACATTCGTGCTCAATATTTAATTGGTGATGCTTTTGACGAGATCACTATTTGGCAACAAATCCGCGCCAATGCTAATGAATCAAGAGTGATTGATGAATCCTTCATAGTCAATTTGATGAGCCGTGTTCCTCAAGTATCAATCTTAGGCACACACGTAAAAACACTTAAGGACTTATCAGCACGTAGAAAGCTAAATGAAATAGGAAAGGCCATTACTACGCTGTCAATTGATATGGTTGGGCATAGTTCTGATTCTGCCATCAATAAGGCACAGTCACTGTTACAAAACATGAGTCATAGTGCTAGTGATGACTACTTAAAACATGCTCATGAATTTACAAAAGAAGCTATAGGAGAGTTCTTGGCACGACACGAGGCGCTTCATAGCCAAGTTCCATTTGATGGTGGAATTAGAACAGGTTTTACCGCCCTTGATCATAAGTTAGGGGAAGTTGGGAAAGGGGATTTGGTTATCATTGGTGCACGCCCTTCAATGGGTAAGACAACGTTTGCTCAGAACTTGGCTGCCGATATGTTTATTAATCAAGGTTTGCCTGTCCTATTTGTTTCTATCGAAATGAAGGGGAAGCAAATTATGCAAAGAATGATTAGTGGTATCGGCGGGGTTGAATTAAAAAAGTCCTAACTGGAAATATTACCCCAAACAGTGATGATCTTTTGATGATCAACACAGCGGCCAATACTATTGAAAAAGCACCTTTCATGCTTGATACCAACAATAGGTCTACCACTTCAACAATCAGAAGGTCAGCAAGAAAGTTACAAGCTAAATATGGGAAAGTTGGTGCCATTTTGTTGATTACATTCAAAGGGTCATACCACTTAATAAAAATAACTTTGGTAGATCTGACAAAGAGCTAGGGGAGATTTCAGGCGAACTGAAAAGGATTGCAGGTGATTTCGATTGTCCAGTTTTTGCTTTAGCACAGCTCAACCGAAGCTTGGAAAACCGCAAGGATAAGCGCCCTATTAATGCAGATTTAAAGGACTCAGGGGATATTGAGCAAGACGCAGACATCATCATGTTTATTTACCGTGATGAAGTATACAACCCTGGTTCAAAAGATGCTGGTACAGCGGAAATCATCATTGGTAAGGCTCGTAATGGCTCAATTGGTACAGTTCGATTAGCAACAGATTTAGCAAGAGCAACCTTTACCGACTTAAGCCCTGAATATTACCAATCTCAAATGTTAGGGGACCATATATGAAAACGCTCCTGATCATTATGACCGTTGTTTGTATTGCAACTTTTATGGGTTTAGTTGTGGCTGCAATAGCTGCAAAGCTGCACCAGTATTCAGGAAGTCTAGCTAAATTTCGCTTTTCACTAGCCTTCATGGATATCACTTTTTCTTTTATGTATATCGGCTCTAGCTGTATTTGATGGGGGCAAGCATCTGGCGTTCGCTCATTTAACTCAATTCTTATTGTCTTTATACCTAATTTTTTACCGTTCTAATAAGTGGGAGCGCAAAGCATGAGCCATAAAACAATTAAACCCGACCTTGATTTGGTTTTTGCGAGAATTGCCATTTTGGAATGTTGGCAAGTCTTTTTGCTGTTTCATATGTCAATGGACATCCATCATGGCTGACATGGGTTGTCATGTTATTGGGTGTGTTCTCAATCTTTGAAGCAGCAATTAAAGCAGATGAGGATGCATTGGCAGCTAACGGCCTTGCAAAGATCATTATCTCTCACTCTGGAAAACTTGCCTCGCAAAGGGATGAATACAAGTTTGTTGCTGAGTCACTAGATGATCTCTATGTGCGCGAGTGTAAAAAGACGAATGAGCTTAAGAAATCAATACAAGGCAATCAGGGCCGTATTGCAGAACTCGAACGCTTAAACCAAGTGAAGGTCCAGACTATTCTCGATTTACATCAAGAAATTAAAGAACTTAAAGCCTCTCATCATGGAGAAATGATTGGTCATGAAGTTCACTTAAAAAGATCAAGCAAGAGCGAAACGAACTGCAAACCTTATACACCCAACAAGGCATAAACATGTTGAAGATGCAAAAGCGGGTAGACAAAGCAATTAGATTTCTTGTGGAAGCAGAATTATATCAATCAGAGCCTAACATTGATTTAGCAGTTAAAGCGCTCAAGGGGGAAGGACAGTGAATAACGAAGAATTAGCCAAAATCGGAATGATGTTTATTCATTGGATTCAAATCCATAGAGAATCTATTAATCGCTTTGAAGAGTTTCGGGATTGTTTTGTGCATGACCCTGACGAGCCAGTGCATACAAAAAGGACTACGACAAAGCATGGGAAATTCAGAAGGAAGCTTCTGTTTTGGGTAGTGAAGCGAAAAGACGCTATGAAACCTTACTTGAAGAAGTTGATCTTTATCTAGCGCGTGAAAGAACAGATGTGCTTAAGGAGAATGAAGCGTGAATTCAAAATTACATATCATGCAAGGTGTTGACTGGTCTAAATATGATTTGCCTGAATGGTTGCGCCAATTTGGTTATTGGCAAGGGGCAGTGATTCGCTTTGGTGGATCTACTGAAAATCCATTAGTAGGAGCGATTAAAAAAGCAAAACTTAGACTTAAGAAAGGGGATAGGGAAAAGATCGTTGCTTATTATCTCTGTGATGAAAATTTTATCGAGAAGCCATCTAAAAAACCTAATGTCTGTCTAATTACAGACGATGAAGCTAGGGCCGTTCAGCGCTTGATCATTGATATTTTAGACGGCTGCACTTCTGAGGCTATGCTTGATTGGATGGACGCAATTATAGAGCGTTATTTCAATCAAAAATCATGGACTCAGTTAGTAACTCCAGAGCGAACAGCCATGGATGCAAAATACGATGTTCGTTGTGGCTTAGCAGCTTTGCACAATCGCTACCAGTTTATTAGATATAAAAATGGCTCAGTATGATCTAACTATTGATATTTATTGGTAATTCAGATAATTGTATGAAGATTAAACAACGGTGAGCAAGAATGATAGAAAATCCGCAACATTTTAATTTAATAACAAATTTTGAAGAAATCACATCTAGACCTAATTTTGTTGAAAAAGTGACGATTGCTAGGGGTGAGGATGTTCAAAACACTATCTCTGATTTAGTTGGTTTTTATGTGCTAAGGGATTTTGTTAGTTGTGGGATTTCTAGTTGTGGAAAGAAACATCAAAAAGGTTATATCGCAGCGCTTCATGATGGCAATGAAATTATCATTGGACATAAGTGCGGGAAAAAACACTTTGGTGTGAGTTTTGATGAAAAAGCTAAACAATTCAAGCATCTTAGAGACAATGCGAATCAATATCTGCAAATTAAGGCAATGTATGAAAAGCTGCCACAGTTAAAGGAAAGTCTAGAAAGAATTTTGAACCAGTCGGGCAAAATGACATTCTTGCAAATAAAGATGGCAGTAAAGAGCTTTAAAGAAGATGCATTTGATTACTGGATGCGAAGGAGAATTGGACAAGAGGTAACAAGCAACGGATCTATTTTTATTGATGACTTCAAAACAGAAGAAGAAATCAATGCTGAAATCCTAAGTGGTAGAAAAAACATCTCAGACATCAAGCGGGTTTTAGTCGCAAATATTGCTGAATATGATGTTATCGCCAATTGGCATAATGCTGAAAAGTTAAAGGACTACTTTGATCGGCTGTACAGGGAAATCAAAAATCCTAACCAGATGGACGGGGTAGCTATTAAGGCATTAGCAAAAAAGCTTAGACAGCATGACCAAAATTTGAGGGAGTTGGAGGATTTCATTAAAAGAGCCAATCGCTTATTTACCCCTGAAAACCTAGTTCAATTCGCTGTGTTATTTACGAAACCACATGAGCAAAAAATTATTGAGAAATATGCAAATAATTTTGCTTGAGCACTTGACCCTGATCAGGGCTAGTGGTATTTTTGTGTTAAAGTTGTGCGAAGTGTAAATAAGGTGCAACTAAATTAGTAAGTAACCCTTGCAACATAGGCAAGAAGGCGAAACTAGATTAAAGCCTGTCATTGAGTTGATGGGCTTTTTGCGTTTCTGGAAAGATAAAATCTTATCTCGCGAGAGGTGCCATGTTGGGGCGCCTCTCAATTTTGCCGAACGGATTACGGCATATATGGCCCCGCTGAATACTAGTTATTGGCGGGGCTTTTATTTTTCGAGGGATATATGAAAGCTAAAAAACTTTTAGAGAAGCTTGGTGCTAAGGGAATAAAAAGATTCTTGAGAGTGCACACCAAGAAGCTGTTTATTTTGTGGATGAATGGAATGAGCATTTTAAGGTACATGGGTTTTACACAGATAAGTGTATTGTCGGTGTTCACAATCCGCATTCACACTACAAATTGTCAGAATTAAAACAGGCATTGGGTGGCGAACATGGATACAAGCGAAGCTAAGAGAAATCTTAACAAATATTCGGATGAATTAAGCCGCTACCAGAACTTGTCTCGCACTGGGTTAAGCCGCGAAGAAATGCTTGTTATAGACCGCATCATAATGCGATTGAAAAACAAGATTAATAATTTACGGTCTATGTTGAATGCGTGACTCCAAACGATTAGCCGAAGTACGCAAGCTGCCATGCATGAGATGTGGTGCACCAGCACCAAGCCAAGCCGCGCATTCTAATTCTAGTAAAGACGGTAAGGGCAGATCCATTAAGGCTTGCGACTCTAAAACTGTTTCTTTGTGTTTCTCCTGTCATCATTTGTTTGATACCTACCAACTAGGCAACAGGCAGGAAAGCGAAGACTTATTTAATAAGTGGCTTAAGCGAACCAACGCAATGCTTGAGTCAGATAAAGAATTATTTTGAATTATAAATAACCCAAACAAACCCATTAAAAGCGGTGGGTTAAGGTATAGGTGGGAATATGGAACCAGCAACATTCCCAATCAATAGTTATTCAGGAATTGTTCAGGTAATTAACTATCTGAACAATAATCACTCCAAAGCAGCCGCAGAAGGCAAACCTTTAGTCGTTAGAATCAATCAGAAGGAAGACGACAGGAGCGCCGCACAAAACCGGCTTTACTGGGCTTGGCTTGAACAGATCAGGCAAAAGACCGGTAATTCAAAGGATGACCTTCATTTACTTTTTAAGAAAAAGTTTCTTGCCCGGATCTATGTTGAGGGTCGGCAAGAGACTGCAGAAAAGTACATGGCTTTGCAGAACTTTAAAGATGTTATTCAAGCATTCGATGGACCTAAGCGCCGTCAACTTGAAAAGGATTACCAAGTTTTGGTCAATACCTTCATTAAAGACCACCTGCAAAGCAAGAAGGCCACCATTAAAGAATTCACCAAATATCTGGATAAGATCAACATCTATGCACATAGAGACTTGGGCGTGATGTTGATTATCCCGGATGAACTTAAGTGGTGTTATCAAAATGAGCAGTGATTCAAATTTGCATGATGTGGTGCTTAAGCTGATAGAGCAGACAAATAAGCTTATAGACCATAACAATAAGTTGACTGAACAAAACAATAAGCTTATCGAACAGAATAGCTTAATCATTCAAATCAATGCTGAACAGTCTGCACAACTATCAGAAGTCTTGGCAATGTTTGAAGATGATGAACCAGCACAACGGTCAGGATCACTAGATGGGTGATGTTATGAATTTCGATATAGAGCAAATCAAACCTGAAACGAAATATCTAATCGCTAAATATGATTCAAGAAGTTTTGTTTCATCACATCAACAAGAATGTTTTCACAAACAATTAAGTGCAATCGCTAAACAATCTGGTTTAAGCATTGCTGCTATAGATAAATCAGTAACCCTTGAGCAGCTTAGTGATGAGGACTTGGCAAATCTTGGTTTGAGGCGGATAGGTGAGCAAGATGATTCCGAAGAGCATTATTAATAATCGTTTGGGGTTTTATGGATTGGATAATCTTGAGCAGCCGCATTTAATGGTTGAGATCGAAACTCCAGAAGTCCAGCGCAAACAATTGGAACTCCGTTTAGTTAAGTTGGTCCAAGAGTATCAACGCATGGGTTTAGATATCGATTGGATATCCATTGACTTACTTAATGGTGTAGATGCGCGAGTAAACTTAAATGAAACTCCAAACATTCAAGAACAAGTTGCAGACGCTACAGGCACCCGCACAAACCCAGAAGAACCCTAAACAAAACAATTGGGGTTCTGGTCGTGGTGGTCGTCCGTGGCGCCGTCTTAAAGCAAAGATCCATTTACGTGATGAGTGGACCTGTCAATGTTGTGGTGTAGTCACTATGGAGCTTGAGTTAGATCACATCGTTAATATTGCACAAGGTGGCAATGATGATGAATCAAACCTACAGAGCTTGTGTGTGCCTTGTCATAAAGAGAAGACATTGAAGGAGAGTAGGCAGTGAGTTCAAATCTTATTTATGTTCGTGATTGCAATGCTGACGCGGATGTCTACTTTGATCCGAATGGTGTTGAAGGGCTTACGATTAAATGGACAGGTAAAAGGACTACAGCGTGTACATATATGACGTAGTTATGTATATGCGAAGTGGCAACATTATTACTTGTTCTGTCAAAGAAGATGCAAAGGAAAAGATTCAGAAGATCTTGCATTAGGTGGGGGGAGTCCAAAGTTCTGAGAGCTAAGTGCTCGGACACCGCCGCCCTCCTCACTTATAAGAAAAAATCAGTTTTCAAAAATATGTTAAAGGAGGGTATATGGCTTTAACAGAAAAAAGAAGGCATTTGCCCTCGCAAAACGAAAAGGCAAGGATAATAAAGAAGCTGCAATTTTGGCTGGATGCCCTGAAAAGACTGCATCTGCGGCAGGTGCTCGTTTGGCAAAAGACCCTGATGTTATTGCCTTTCTGGAACGACTTGAAGAAGCCACTCCAGAGCAAGCTGTTAAACACGAGGTTAAACCTTTAACAACTAATACAACTATTGAGGCTGCAAAGAATCTTGCAGACCCATTAGCTTTTTAGAGTCTGTTTACAGTGATCCTGTCGAAGATATGGCTTTAAGAGTTCGGGCAGCACAAGCCGCCCTTCCATACGTCCACGGGAAAGTTGCCGAAAAGGGCAAGAAAGAAACCAAAGCAGAAACTGCAAGAGAAGGTAGTAAATCAGGAAAGTTTGCAACTTTAGATAATCAATTGATGAGCTAAATTATGTCTTCAATGTCACCCATCTGGACTACAGCTTGCCCAGACTGGGCGACCCGTATTGTTTCTAAACAATCGTTAATGCCGTGTAAGCCATTATTCCCCAAAGTGGCTGACGTAGCGGAACGTATCTTTAAAGAGTTAATTCTTGTTGATGTGATGGGTAGCCCTAAGATGGGCGATGTCACATTGGAATGGGTGATCGAGTTTGTTCGTGCAATCTTTGGCGCATATGATCCAAGCACAAAGCGCAGATTAATTCGTGAATTCTTTCTTTTGATTTCGAAGAAGAATACTAAATCTACGATTGCCGCCGGCATTATGCTTACTGCATTAATTCTTAATGATCGACAATCTGCCGAACTAATTATTCTTGCGCCTACTAAAGAAGTTGCTGATAACTCATTTAATCCAATCCGAGATTTCATTCGCGCAGATGAAGAATTAAGTGAAAGATTTAATGTATCTGAGCACACAAAAACAGTTACGCATCTAGGTACCGGAGCAACACTTAAAGTTATTGCAGCAGAATCCAATGCAGCAGCAGGTAAGAAAGCTTCTATTATTTTGATCGATGAGGTCTGGTTATTCGGTAAACGTGCCAACGCTGAATCAATGTTCCGTGAAGCAAAGGGTGGTTTAGCATCACGTCCAGAAGGTTGCGTGATTTATCTGTCTACCATGTCGGATGAAGTGCCATGTGGTGTATTTAAACAGCTTCTCGACTATGCCCGTGATGTGCGAGATGGAATAAAAGAAGATAAAAGCTTTTGCCTCTTATCTATGAGTTCCCAAAGTATTTAGTTGAAGCAGGTGAGCACTTAAAGCCTGAAAATTTCTACATCACAAACCCAAACTTGGGTGCTTCAGTTGATCTTGAATACCTTATTTCAGAGTTTAAAAGGTCAAAGATGCAGGTGAGGAATCACTTCGAGACTTCTTGGCCAAACACTTAAACATCGAAATCGGCATGAACCTTCGTGCTAATCGTTGGGCAGGTGCAGAATATTGGAATGCTCAAGCTAAAGATATCCAAATCGACCAACTAATTGAGCTATCCGATGTCATCACTTTGGGTATCGATGGCGGTGGTCTCGACGACTTGCTTGGCTTTGCTGCTTTAGGTCGTTTATCAAAAGATCCGCGAATCTGGTGGTTATGGAATCATGCATGGGCAAATAAGATTGCTTTAGAACGTCGCAAAGAAAACGTTCCAAAATATGAAGACTTCAAGTCTGAGGGTTCTCTTACCGTTGTTGATCGTGTAGGCGAGGACATTGACCAACTGGCAGCAATTGCCAAGAAGGTTTATGACAGTGGCAAGCTCAATAAGATCGGACTAGATCCATTGGGCTTAGGGGGCTTACTTGACGGGTTGTTAGAAGTTGGAATACCAGAAGAGTCGATGCTTGCTGTTCCACAAGGCTACAAGTTGATGGGTTATATCCTTACAACAGAAAGAAAACTTGCAGAAGGAAATCTCTTCCATGCTGGACAACAGCTAATGACTTGGGCAGCAGGTAATGCCCGTGTCGTGATGGTTGGCAATGGTATGCGAATCACCAAACAAGAATCTGGTGTAGGAAAGATTGACCCATTGATCGCCACATTTAACGCAGTTGCTCTTATGTCCATGAATCCAGAACCAACAAACAAAGAATATAACGTCTTTTCGTCTAATTAAATTTTTAACTCAAGGCTCGCTTAATGCGGGCTTTTCTTTTAAAGGAGAGCTTAATGCCTGCTCTACAGAAATCATTTGGCTCTTTTGAAATCAAGAGCACAGACGAGGAAAAACGAACTTTTAAAGGGATTGCAAGCACACCAAATGCAGACCGTGCAAAAGACATCATGGTCCCAAGAGGGGCTAAGTTCGAGCTTCCTATGCCGCTTCTTTTTCATCATGAGCACAGCGCTCCGATCGGTCAGGTCATTGATGCAAAGGTTACTGATAAGGGAATCGAAGTAGAGATTCATATCCCAGAAATTAAAGAAGAAGGGAACTTAAAAGCCCGTGTCGATGAAGCCTATCAAAGTCTCAAGTATGGACTAGTTAAGGGGCTTTCAGTTGGGTTTTTAGCCGATTGGGAACAGGCCGAATTTATCAAAGGTGGTGGCATCCAGTTTAACGAGTGGGAGTGGTACGAGCTCTCACTAGTGACCATCCCATGCAATCGCGACAGTTCAACAGATTATTCAAAAGCTTTCGAGGAATACAAAGCCGCGTTGGGCAAACAACCTCAGAAACCCGCAGCAGATGGCGATTCATCTGAGCAAAAACACGTAATTGTAAAACTTAATAGCCCAACAAAGGGTGGAGTAAAACTATGAATGAATATTTAAAAAAATTGCTAAAGGCATTAGCTGAAAAGAACCAAGCAATGCAGACGGCATTATCTAAATCGGCCGCAGCTGGTACTACACCAGATGAAGAAACCGAAAAAGAAATCCAAGCTCTCGAAAAGAAATTGCAGCAATTGAAGTCAACATCGAGCGCACTAAAAAGCAAATCGCTGCTACTGAAGCTGCCGCTGAAAATGCGACTCCTGTTGCTGGTGATAATCCAGAAGAATCTAAAAATCTGCGAAAGGTGATCCAGATCCAAAAGGCGACAATAAGATTATTGTTAAGTCGAACCTTCCTAAAGGTGTTGGATTTGCACAATATGCCCAAGCAAAACTGATTTCTCAGTTAAATGCTAAAGAAGGCCGATTCGAGTCGCCATTGGAAGTTGCTAAGAAAATGGGCTTTGGTGCAGAAGTTCAAGACTTAATTACTAAGGCGACTCTTGGTACTACGACTGATTCAGGTTTTGCAGCGACATTGGTACATGAGAACCATTTGGTTGGTGAGTTTGTTGAATTGCTTCGCCAAGCAACTGTCTTCGATAAGCTTCAAGGCTTCCGTGCAGTTCCTTTCCGTTCAAAAATTCCTTCTCAAGTAACAGGTGGTACGGCTTCATGGGTTGGTGAGGGTGCTGCTAAGCCACTTACAAACCCAACTTTTAGTGAAGTAGAAATCGGAGAGCACAAGCTAGCTGCTATTACGGTTTATACCCAAGAGTTGATGCGTCGCTCAGATCCTTCTGTAAGCGTGCTGGTACGTGATGACTTAATCGCTGCAAGTGCAACATTGGTCGATAACACCTTCCTTGATGCTGTAGCAGCTTCTTCAACTCGTCCGGCTGGTGTACTTAATGGTGTAACCATGACGCCAAACACTGGTGAGACGGCAGCTGCATATGAAAAAGATTTACTTGCATTGATTAACACTTTCGTTACTAACAACTTAAGTTTGGATGGTGCGTACTTCTTGATGTCAGAAACACGTGCAGCACAAATCGCTTTGTTACGTGATGCCTTGGGTAATTCTTACTTCAACGGCATGGCATTACGCGGTTCTCGTACCTTGCTTGGTATTCCTGTAATCACTTCACAAGCACTTGGCAACAAAATCATCCTTGTGAAAACAAGCGAGATCTTACTTGCACAAGATGGTGGTGTGGATGTTTCTTACAGCGACCAAGCTACATTGGTTGATGGTGGAACTACTCACCACTTATGGCAAGAAAACAAATTTGCTGTCCGTGTAGAGAAGTTCATCACTTGGGCTAAACGCCGCCCAGTGGCAGCAGCATTCCTCGACTATACAACCACTCCAACTCCTCCATAAGTTGGCGTATTGACCTTAAAACAGCTCCTTAATTGGGGCTGCTTTCATATCTGAGCAATGAGATTTCATTGTTGAGCTATGGGAGCAGCTATGAAAATTGAATATTTACAGGTTATGCACAATGCCAATGTGGGTGATGTGCTTGATGTAACCGATTTTGAAGCAAATATCTTGATTAAAACTGGTGTTGCGAAGCCTTATGAGGAACCAAAAAGGCAACAAGCAAACCTAAAAAAGAAGTAAAAACTAGCGAATAAAGGCGGTAAAAATGGGCATTTTTGACTGGTTAAGAGGTAAAAGAGCTTTCAAAGTGTCCATAGTGCTGGGCAGACTTGGAATAGCCTATTTGTGCAAGAACCATACTCAGGTGCTTGGCAGAAAAATGACGAATTAACACGCGATGATCTTGTTGCGTCTTATGCAGTTTTCGCTTGTGTAAGCCTCATCTCTAAGGATATTGGTAAATTACCGATTCTCTTGAAACGCAAAGAAAAAGGGGTGTTAGTCAATGTCGACATCCCTGACAAGCTGCGCGTTTTAAAGAAGCCAAACAATTATCAGACTTGGCAGCAGTTCCAAGAGCAATGGACATCAAGTTTATTACTTCGTGGCAATACATACGTGTGGAAACTCCGTGATGTTTTTGGCGAAGTATACCGAATGGTGGTGCTTAACCCTGACCTTGTTTGTCCTCTTGTTGATGACTACGGCAATGTGTTTTATCAGTTCAATACTGACCGCTTAACACAAACCGAATCTGTGATTGTTCCTGCATCTGAAATCATCCATGACCGCATTAACGCCTTCTATCATCCACTTGTTGGTTTATCACCAATTATGGCTTGTGGTGTAGCGGCAGGCATGGGTGTGAAGATCATCAAAAACGCTGCAAACTTCTTCGGAAACGGAAGCAGACCGGGTGGAATCTTGGTTGCTCCAGGATCTATCACGAAAGAAAAGGCCGAAGAAATCCAAGCTCGTTGGAACACGAATTATTCAGGCGCTAACTTTGGTAAAACTGCGGTCATTGGGGATGGCATGACTTATACCGCTTTAGGTATGAGTGCAGCCGATTCTCAAATGATTGAGTTATTGGAAATGTCAGGGCGAGTGGTTTGTAGTGTTTTCAATGTGCCACCGTTCAAAATTGGCATTGGCACTGTTCCAGACGATTCAGAGAAGGCAAACGGCATTTACTATTCTGACTGCTTACAAGCACTAATTGAAGCACGTGAAAACTTGTTAGATGAAGGTTTAGACCTGACATCATTCAAAGTTGAGTGTTTCCTTGATATCGACACGCTGATTCGCATGGATTCTGAACGTTTCCATACTATGGTTCGTGATGACGTGAAAGGTTCATTGCTTACACCTAATGAGGGCCGAGCAAAAATCGGCAAATTGCCTCTAAATGGAGGCGATACAGTTTACATGCAACAGCAAAACTTCTCGCTTGAAGCACTTGCTAAGCGTGATGCCAAGGATGACCCATTTAATCCTTCATCTAGCGCTTCACAGTCTGCGGAAACACCGAAACCCGATGCAGAACAGCCAGAAGGTGAAAACGCGCTTAAATCGCTTTATACGGGCGTTTTTAAAGATGATGTGGCTTATAAAAAGGGCAGTTCGTCACTAAAAATGGCTCGTTATGGCATGTTGAGAATGACCATTTAGGCGAATTTGATCATAAAAACTTTAAGTTGTGCGCGAAGGAGTGGACAGAATGAGCATAGTTACACTTGCAGAAGTCAAAGAACACCTTCGCTATGACGATGATTCAAATGACACGAACTTAGAAATCTATAGAAAAGCGGCTGAATCGGCCGTTTTACGCTATACGGATGTGATTCACCATGTTGAGCCATATCCAGAAGAGTTCCGTTTAGCTGTGCTCGTATTTGTTGGATATTACGACAAACACCGTAACGCCGAAGCAGATGCGCCAGTGAATGGCAATTTTATGCCACAGCCAGTGCAATCTCTTCTATTTACTTATCGAACGCCTACTGCTGTTTGAGGTATTTATGGGTATTCGGGAATATTTATTTGGATGTCAATGTTGGGCATGCAAGAACATTCGTGCAGGTGGTGGGTATCAACCATGCCACAAGGCTAAAAAATCTGGCGAGCTAAGTAAGCCACCAAAAAAACCATGAGGTATTTATGGGACAAAACGCAGGTGAATTACGTCACCGCATCACTATTCAAAAGCCCATCCAAACCCAAGACCCAAACACAGGTAAATTAATCACCTCATGGTCTAATTTTTCAACTATTTGGGCAGAAGTTACCGACTTATCAACCCGTGATGTTATTGCAGCCAAAGCAGCAAACAGCACAATACAAGCCCGTGCTAAGGTGCGATATAGCAGCACAACAAAACAAGTTGATAGCACAATGCGGGTACTTTTTGATGGTTACTTTTACAAGATTGACGGCAAACCTATGCGAGATCCAGATTCGCGCCGTGAATATCTAACCATCAACTTATCAACTGGTGATAAAGCATGGAATGGGTGATTTATGGCTACTCAAATTCATGGTCTGGAGCCAGCATTGCGAAAAATGAGGGCAATTGGTAATGAAAAGACTGTAAAACGTATTGCCCGTAAAGCGATGCGGCAGGCAATGAACATTGCTCGGGATGAAGCCCGTCAAAAAGTTAAACGTTTAGATGATCCCACCACTCCTGAAAAAATTTGGAAAGAAATTGTGGTTCAAAATGGCCGGAGTAGAAATAAAAACACTTTGGTTATGCGCGTGGGAGTGCGTGGTGGTGCACGTATCCCATATACAAACAATGCTCAAAATAGACGTGCTGGGCGTGTTGGTCAAACTTACCAAGCGGACGGACGAGTCTTTTACTGGCGATTCCTTGAGTTAGGCACAAGTAAACAGCCTGCTACTCCGTTTTTACGCCCTGCTTTATACGAAAACATTGAACAGATAACAGATAAGTTTGTTCAAGTATTTAATTTTGAACTCAGTGTGGTTTTAGGTGCAGCTTAATGATTGATGTTCCAATTTTTAAATTAGCAAGAGCAGATCCAGCCGTTACAGCTCTACTTGAAAGCGATGGAATTTTGCGAGTCTGGAAGTTTGGAAGTGCTCCAGATGAGCCACAAGCGCCATATGTGACATGGCAAACAATTTCTGGTGATTCAAATAGCAACCTTGATTCACATCCTGTTTCAGACAATGCAATTATTCAAATTGATGTATATGCAACTGATGAGGATGTTGTTGATCAGGTTGCAAAGCAATTCGCTTCGCAATTGAACTTGATTGTTATGTGGTTCGTTATGGCGAGGCAGATAAGGACCCCGTAACAGGAATGCCCCACTATTCTTTTGATGTTAGCTGGATCGTAAACCGCTAAAAATTTACTTCTAAATAAACCTGTCCTTAGCGGCAGGTTTTTTTATGCCTGCTCTCAGGCAACCACTGGCTAGGCTGATCCCCGAAAAGCACACTTTTCATGTTCAGTGTGCCTGCCAGTTCTTTATTTGAACATGAGCAAGTAAGAGGAAATCTTATGAACATGATGACGATATTGAATTTACGGGCAATGGTCATTAATGATAATGGCGAAGCCAAAACCACGAGCTATGCAGTAGCTGAGGCATTTGAAAAACGACATTCTGATGTACTTAGATCAATAAAAATATGAAGTGCTCACAGAAGTTCCGTGAACGCAATTTTGCGCTTTGCTTTGAAAACAACAAGTTACAGAATGGAAAGCCTAGAAAGTTCTATCAAATGACTAAAGATGGATGGATGTTTTTAGTTATGGGCTTCAATGGTGAAAAAGCCGATGCGATTAAAGAGCAGTTTATTGAAGCCTTTAACTGGATGACAAAGCAACTTACACAGGTATTTCAATCAAATTGGGCTAGATACAACCATGTAGTTGGTTATCGCGCGAAGAGAAAACAGGAGGTGAGTTGTTCAGCTAAAGATATGAATGCATGGAAGCAAGAAAAGCAATTTTTAGATAACGAGATCAAAGAGCTGGAAATGGTATTTCAACCCGAAATGACAAACTTCCAGCTCCAATAGACCACTTTACAACCCCAATGCCACCACTTCGGTGGCTTTTTTTATGCCTAAAATTAAGGAGCGCTATTAATGGCTAATGTAAAAACACAAGGTACACAGGTCTTCACTGTGATCGATGGGCAAGTTGTCCGTTTCGTCTGTGTGAAGAAAATCGGATTTGGTCAAGACACGTTCGGTAAAATTGATGTGACTTGCCTTGATGCTGAAACTAAAGAATATATTCGCGGGATGCGTGATCCGGGCGAAGGTGCTTTTGATATTGACTATGATGACACAAACACAAGTCATGACAAATTAGCTGAGATTGCAGAAAGTGGTGAAAAGCTTGATTGGTATGTTGGCTCTAGTCATTCAAAAACTCCACCAACATATGATGCAACCACAGGTATTGATTTACCAGAGGACCGCATGTGGTGGTCTTTTAAGGGTTATTTAAATGATGCAGCGCCAAATGATGTTGAAGTTGATGCAGCGCTAGGTTATTCATACACACTAGTGCGTACTTCAAAAGTAACTCGAACTAAACGCACGGTGACAACATAATGACTAAGGTAAATATTAAAGCATTTAAAAAGTCACTAAAATTGGTGCACCAGTAGAAAGAACAGTCAAATGGGTTGTGGAAGTAACAGAAGATAATATTGATTTTCTTACCTCTCAACTTAAACGCGAACTGACTATTGGTGAAAAAGCAGAAGTGGAAGGGCAAGTTTTTATTAAAAAGCTAGCCTTTAATGATCTTCATGAAATTTCTAAAGCGTATGACTGGGAAATTAATGAAGACAATATTGCTGATTCGAAACTTAAGTCGGTAAGTGTTAAGCGTATGCAAGCAGGTCATTTGCTGGGTTCCGTATGTGAAGACGCAAAGGCACGCCATTCTTTAGTTCTGTTCAGGACGTTCTTGATTCTGAAATCCCTTTCATTGAATCTCTTTATGCTGTGGCCGATGAAGTGAATAACTTTATGGGAAAGTCACGGAAGAAGAACTTGCCGAAAACGAATTCTGGTGTGAACTCGCCCTTGCAATCGGAATCACCATCGAAGAAGCCAAGCAAAAAATAAGCTTAAAAGAGCTTAGTATTTGGAGAGCCTTCCGTATGAAACGAGGCTCTCTTTTTCTTGGTCGCCGTATTGAGCAAGCAATTGGTAATTTGGCGGCAGTTTATATCAGGAGTCATTCGAAAAATCCTGAGCAGGTAGATGCACTCAACTTCATGCCACATGAGGAAAAAAACGAGCTTTCTTTAGGCGAGTTTTTAGAGCTTATAGCAGAAGAATAAGTTGGTTTTACGGAACCAGCTTGTTCAAAAATGACATTAATATATTCATTTGCTAGATTGGCACTGTGTTATCTATAAATGCAGAAGCTATGAAAATATATATATTCGCCTTTTTAGTGGTTTTTCCAAGCTTGGTATTTGCTCAGGAAAGATCGGTTGATGAAAGATGTAGTGGGTACGCCGATACTGTCACAAAATTACTTGTAAATAGGTATGATCATGAGACTCAAGACGAGCAATTGGAGTTACTCAATGAGATTGATGATAAGGCGTATAGAGAAAACTTAATTGGTATGCTTAAGCATACTTATACTTTGCCTCTATATTCTAATGAAAAGATATTAAGATCCAGTTTTAAATCAATATATTGCGTCATATAGACTTTGTATTAAGCAATATGTCGATAAATAATTAATTCGTAAAAGTACCCCGCTAAGCGGGGTTTTTTATTGCCGGGAGAAAAGTAAATGGCTGCTGGTTCATTAGGTCGTTTAACACTTGATCTGGTTGCAAAAGTTGGTTCATTTGTTGAAGGAATGAGTCAAGCAGAAAGAAAGGCAAAAGAAGCTTCTGACAATATAAAGAAGTCTTTTAAAAGCTTTGGAGATCAGATTCAAGATGCAATTGGTGGAACTCAACTCGGCTCAGCAATTGATGGAATTACAGGTAAATTAGGTGCTTTACGTGGTGGTGTCCTGGTGGCAGGCGCTGCATTAGCTGGTATGGCAGTTGGTGGCACAGTTTTAGCTGCTGGTGCACTAGGTCAAATGGCGATTGAATTAGCAAAAGCTGATGCTCAGCTCAATCAATTATCTAGAAGAGCAGTAACCTCTGCTGAAAACTTTCAGATCGTAGCTGGTGCTGCAAGTGCCTTTGGTGTTGAGCAAGAAAAACTAAGTGACATTTTAGCTGATACCTCAGAAAAGTTGGGTGAGTACACCTCAACAAAAGGTGGTGGCGCAAAAGACTTTTTGAAATGTTAGCTAACAACACCAAGATGTCAGCAAAGGAAATTGATGAGTTTGCTAAAAACTATCAACAATGGACACGGTAGATGCATTAGGTCAAATTACCACAAAACTTGATGATATGGGTGCAACTGCTGCCGAGAAGCGCTTCGTGTTGGAGTCGCTGGCAAGTGATTTGGGTGACCTAGCGCCACTATTCTCCAATAATGCTGAATTGATTAAAGAGTATGGCGACCAGTTGCGTGAGGCTGGCGTTGTTCGCACGCAAGAGAGTATCGATAAATCACTTCTTTTAAATGCTCAAACTCAAGCATTAGGCACGCAATTTCAGGGATTCAAAAACCAGCTAGCGAGTCAGATGACTCCTGTCTTGAGTAATTTGATCCAATATTTTGTTGATGGCGCGGTAAAGAGCGGAAGTTTTGGCACTGTCTTAAGTGCGGTTGGTACGGTTGCCAAAGTAGTAGGAATTGCTATTGTTGGAGTTGCAAGTGCAATTTCGGTGGTTATTCAATCTATTAGTGGTTTTGCAAGTCTAATTGATCATGTGGGTAATGTCGCCGCAAGGTTAGATGCTGCTACTTCGATAAAGGAGCAAATTAACGTCCTTAAGACAGGTTTTAGTGAAGGCAAGGCCATTTGGGTTGATACGGCTTCTGGTATTGATAAAACTCTTAACAGCATGATGAGTTTTGTTAGTAATGTAAAAACTGCAACCATGCCGACTTTAACAGGGTTGTCTGCTGCTCAGTTAAAAGTCAATCAAGCTAATTTGGCAAACTCAAAAGCACGATTACGGATACAGAAACCGCCAAAGAAAATGCTAAAGCCAAGGAGGAGCAGGCGAAAGCGGCCGCAAAAGCCGCAAAAGCTCAACAAGAGCTAAATAAAATGGTAGGGGCATCTGCTTTAAGTGGTTTGCGTATTAAAGGATCTGAATCTATTGCTGGTGGTCAGGTTAGAGCATACACAGCAAATTTTGCTCAACTAACCCAATCCGCATTAGGCAAGGGCCTGAATAGATTTACCGCATTCAATGACCTTTACCACAAAGGTACAAATAGCAAGCACGCTACTGGTAATGCATTTGACTTTACGCTAGATGATGCAAAAAGTCTAGCGAAGCAGTCTCTCAGCTTGAGCAGATGGCTAAAAGATATGGTTTTGTTGTTAAGGTTCTTGATGAATATAGAAATCCATCAAAACGCGCAACAGGTGGTCATATTCATGTTTCTGTGCTTGGCTACAAAGGCACAGCAGATGCATTAAAAGATGCAAATGCAGAGCTTGATATCGTCCAGAAGGCAAATGACGAAGCCACAAAAATTCAGGAAGAGCGACAAAAACAGCAGCTTGCTATCACTGCTAAATATGCCACACCAGAGCAAAAGATGGCTTTGGATAATGCAGTAGCTATCAAACAAATCAAATTAGCTTTTGCGGGGGATTCTGAATCACTTGAAAATATCTTAAGCTTCAAAAGAAGCTTATGCTAAAGACTTAAATGAGTTCAGAAAAAGGAAGATGAAAAGAAGCAAATTGCACTTGATTCTATCACCAACCCGTTTGGCAATATGATTGGCATTCAAGTTTCTGCTTTGTCTAACTCAAAATTAAGTCCAATGGGTTTGGCTCAATTTAATCAAAATACTCAGCAACAAGATGGATATTCGCAACTAGGTGATGAACTTAGTGCTGGTGCTAATGCAATAAACTCTAACGAGTATATGAGCCAGAAGGAAAAGAACGATGCCTTGCTTTCTTTACATCAACAGTATCTTGAGGCTAAAAAGGCTTTAGATATTCAATATGCCAAGGAGGATGAAAACCTCAAGAACCAAAGTAATGCAGCGTCAATTGCTGGATATGGTGCCATGTTTGGAATGATGGGATCAATGTTAGATAACTTTGGTGCAAAGTCATCCGTTGCTTATAAAGCAGCTTTTGCATTACAAAAGGGGTTTGTGCTTGCTAGTGCGATCCTCAATGCAAAGGGTGCGATAATGGCTGCTTGGAATGATCCATCCAACACTACAATTTGGCAAAAATGGCAGCGGCTGCTGCCACAGCAGTTCAAACAAATGAACTTATGACTGCAATTCAGGGTGTTGCGCTTACGGGTATGGCCCACAACGGTATTGATAGTGTACCAAGAGAGGGTACATGGTTGCTTGATGGCGGTGAACGTGTACTAAACCCTCAACAGAACAAAGATTTGACGAATTATTTAAATAATCGTCAAAACGGGTCTAGTGAGGGCAATGTGCAAATTAGTCAGCAAATTACGTTTGCTGATGGATCTGCAAGCGTCAATACACAAGGGCAAAAACAAATTGCTGAATCTCTGAATAATGCAATGGATGCTTGGGCTAGACGAGAAAGCCGTCAAGGCGGTGTCTTGTTTAATCTTGTGAGACGCTAATACCTAAATTTAACCACTTAAACCCAAATAAACCCACTTAACCGAGTGGGTTTTTTTAAGGAGGCTTACTTTCTACATGAGCAACCGTAAATTCACTTGGTGCCAAGATTTAGAGGGTAATTCAGGTTCGCAGAGCTTTAATACGTTATCAAGTAAATTTGGTGACGGTTATGAGCAGAATACTTCAATTGGTATCAATAACCGATCTGGTACATGGCAATACACTAGAACAGCAGTAAAAGCCGAAATTATGCAAATCAAAGCGTTCTTCGATCAGCACAGGGGCGCGGACTCGTTCCTTTGGGATTCACCTTTAGATGGTGAGGTCCGAGTAAAAACAGGTGAATATCAACCCCGTTGTTTAGGTGGTGATGTATGGCAAATCTCAACGACATTCACCCAAGTTTTTTACCCCTGATGACTCTTAACTTTTGACCATCAATGCCCTACTATCAAATGGCTGAATTTTCAGCGATTAATGCATGAGGTTAAAATGAGAGACGGAATTTACTTTGTGAAATTCAAAAGCACTATCCAAGATTTTGGTGAGGGTACGGTGGTGGTAAAAGATGGAGTGGTCAATGGTGGAGATTATGGATTTACATACCGTGGCAGGGTTGAAAACAATCTTCTCAAATTAAATGCAAAACAACATGATAGGAATGTTGTATCTGTATTTGGTGATATCAGTGATTACGAATTAATTTTAGAGGTTAAACCTACTGATACTGGCTATGATTTAGTTGGTAATACTGAAGCAATACCAGGTGTGGTTATTCAAGTAAAAGCTAAATTTATTGGTGATCAATTAGCTTAAATTATCCATTCTCAACAAAAGGACGCATTTGCGTCCTTTTTATCATCCAAAGGAAATCAAAATGAAGCATTTTTCAACCGATATATTCATTAAGCTATGTGTAAAATATACAGGTAAAAGCAAGCAAGATCTTGCTAAAAAGTGGGGGCTTTACTACTTCTTGACCCGATCAAAAACAAAAGCCTATTGGTATACAATTTTCTCCTAATGTCGTGACCTCATGCAAGAAACTACGGCATGCACACAAGACGGAGTTGTGCCCGTCACCTAATTCTTAATAATTTTCATGCCCCACTCGCTGGGGCTTTTTTTTATGCGAGTAAGAAAATGACAATTCAAACAGTAAATCTAGGTTCAGCTCCGACTGGCGCAGGTGGTGATACATTCCGTTCAACTGGCGCAAAAATGAATGAAAACTTTACGAATAACACCCATGCAGCTAGTCGATATGTAGGTACTGCTGCTGGAAATCTAATGGAAGTCGGTGCTTTTGGTGTGGGTACTACAAGTCAATACGTCGGTAGCGCAGAAAGAATTGTAAAGGGTGGTTTTTATGCTATAGCTGGTATTCAAAACGGTGATGCTTCTTTAATGCCTGCATATCAGCAAGTAGTTAACTTACCATGGATCGATAATTCGCTCGGCGCGCAGATTGTTGTCGGTCTGCATGGTACTGCACAAATGGGGTTTAGAACATGGTCACCCAACTCAATTAGCTATTTCAATATTTTGCATAGCGCAAACACAACAGTTGATGCGAACGGCTTTATTAAAAAAGCATCTCCAATTATTCGATTATTTGTAGATAAAATTGAACCTAACGATGAAGCTGCTGAACAGCCACTTTCATTTGAGAAACTAGACATTGGGCATTATCTGGTAAAAGGTTCTTCAGGATTTGCGAAAGAAGGTTGGTGGATTGAAATTCCGACCGATACTCACGGTAATAAGATTTGCGCAGTTGAATATCAAACTTTAAAGAATGGTGATCTTGAAATTAAAACCTTCAAGAAAAAGTTAGATGAAGAGGGTAACATTGTTGCAAATCTTGATGCACCAATTGATATTCCAAACAATGCAAATGGTGAGCTGCGCTGGATCGATATTCGTTTAAACAGCATTAAAAAGACAATTGTCAGAAAAAATCCACGAACTGAAAAACAGCCACGCATGGTCCAGCAAATCAAATATGCTCCGCAGCTGACTTACATCACTAAATATGAAGACTTATTTGATGATGAAGGAAAAGCTGTAATTGTGGATGGCAAGAACTATAAAAAGCCAGTAACTCATATTCAAACAGATCAAAACGGCACCCCAATCTTAACGAATCAACCCGTCATTAATGAGAAGGGTGAGCCAGTTATTGAATGGGTTCAAGCTGTTGATGGCGAGGGTAAACCTATTTTGATGATGTACCGGTCTTTGATAAAGATGGAAATCAGATTTATGACGAGGTAACACATGAGTCTGAATAGTGATTTTCAGAAATTATATGTAGATGGATTAATCCATTTGTATGAACTAGATGCCAGCAACTTAGGTGCTGGCATTTTACGTTTCCACGGGCATATCGCTTTTCAAGATTGGGAGAAAATCTACTCATCGATCGGATCTGAAGGATTAATCGGTGCTGATTCTGGAAGCATAGGTAAGGTCTTTGATGCTGGTGATCAGAAAGTATGGAACCGAAATATTATCTGGCAAGGTCAAGTTTTTGAGCCGATGGCCATGGAAGTGTCTGGGCTTGAAATGCGTTCAGATGGTAAAGCCTCAGCGCCCACTTTGAGCATGGCGAACAACATTAATGGCATCCAGAATGCAGTTTCTGCTTACTGTTTGCAGTTTAAAGACTTTGCTGGGGCTAAGCTTAAAGTCATTACAACACTTGCCAAATATATTGACGCTGAGAACTTTACAGGAGGTAATCCAACTGCTTCGAATGAAGCTAAAGAACAAATCTGGTATATCGAGCAGAAAACCTCTGAAAACTCTCAGGTGGTGACTTTTGAACTTTCTAATCCTATAGATTTTGAAGGTTTGAAAATCCCAGTTCGACAAATCGCATCACTATGTCACTGGTGCATGGTCGGGAAGTATCGTGGCGAAGAATGTGGTTACACAGGTGTAGCAATGTTCACCGATAAAGATGAGCCAACGGATAATCCTGCACTTGATCGATGCGGTGGACGTTTACGTTCTTGCCGCTTGCGATTTGGTGAAAATAAACCATTGCCATTTGGTGGCTTCCCAGCTTCAAGCTTATTGTGAGGTTTTATGAAACTTACAGCAAAACTTAAAAAAGCAATCATGGCCCATGCTGATGCATGTTACCCGCATGAATGCTGTGGGGTGATTGTCGAAAAGCAATATATTCCTTGTCGCAATATTGCTGAACAATCTGATCAGTTTGAAATTCATCCCGAAGACTTGGCAAGTGCTGAAGATCAAGGCGAAATCTTAGCTTATGTGCACTCTCATCCAGATGGTACAACAAGAGCTTCGGAACTTGATCTGATTCAAATTGAATTACATCAAAAGCAATGGGTCATTTGTTCATATCCGGATCTTGATTTTCAAGTCTACGAACCTTGTGGGTATCGCGCCCCCTTAGTGGGGCGTAATTATATTCATTATTATCAGGATTGTTATGCATTGGTTCGTGACTTTTATGACCGTGAGCTAGGTATTCAGTTGCCAGACTTTGAACGAAAGGATGGTTGGTGGGAAGACAAAGATCATCCGTCAATATTAATTGATAACTTTCCGAAAGCTGGTTTCTATGAAGTAGATATGCCGCAATACGGCGATATGTTGATTTGCCGAGTGCCACGAACAGAGCATCCAAATCATTGCATAATTTGGCTTGGTGGTAATGCAATATTTAAGTCTGAAGAATCTGAACCTTGTATTGGCAATACATTAATTTTGCATCAGCTTCACGGCCGTAAATCTATTCGTGAAATCTACGGCCAACAGTGGGCAACCAGAACAGTTAAAATCTTGAGGCATCGAGATGTTAAAAACCATTAAGCTGTATGGAGTATTGGGACAAAAGTTCGGTCGTGAATTTAAGCTCGATGTCGCAAATACACGTGAAGCCATGCGTGCTTTATCCGTTCAGATTGCTGGCTTTGAACATTTTATGTTGCATGCACATGAGCAGGGCCTACGCTTTGCCGTATTTTTAAAATCAAAGAACTCAAGTAATAAGCGAGGCAAGAAACGCCCAGCGATTTATGACCACGAAACTAAGCGGCTCATTACCGGCGATAACATCGGTGAAGAGCAGCTAGACATGAATACTGAAGCAGACACTATTCATATCGTCCCGCGTGTAATGGGGGCTGGTGGCAATAATGGGATTTTGCAACTTGTACTTGGTGCGATTCTGATAGCTGCTTCATTTATACCAGGTATTGGTCAGGCTGCTCAGGTTGCATTGATAGGTGCAGGTGCTGGCATGGCTATGGGAGGGTTGCATCAATGCTCATGCCAAAAATTGATAATACTCAAGATCAAAACCAAGACGGCAATAGAGCAAATAAGGGCTTTGGCGGTGCAGTTACCACCGTTGCACAAGGTAATCCTGTTCCAATTCTTTATGGTCAACGGGAAATCGGCGGCTTCATTGTGAGCGCAGGTCAATATCCTGAAGATCAGATGTAAATTTTAATTAACAGGCGCTTTCTAGCGCCTTTTTTATTGCGTGAGATTTCTTATGAATGCAGTAGTAGGCGCAAAAAGGGAAGTAAAAACAACGGCAACCCGTAATTTCTCCAGATTCTGCACAGTCAAAAACTTATATTAAAGTCTTATATGGATTAGCTGAAGGAGAAATTGAGGGCTAGCAAATGGGCTTCAGTCAATTTATTTAGAAGAAACTCCACTTCAGAATGCAGATGGAAGCCTTAACTTTGAAAATGTAAAAGTTGATTTTAGAAATGGTACTAATGATCAGGAATACATTGAAGGTTTTCCTGCAGTAGAAAATGAAACTGCTATCGATGTGGAGCTGAAGTCTGAAACACCGTGGGTCCGCGCTTTTAGTAATCTTGATCTTGACGCAGTTCGTCTGCGCTTAAAATGGGGACCTTTACGTACTCAGAATGCTACAAATGGTGACGTATCTGGCGTAACAATCGAATACGCAATTGATTTACAGATTGATGGTGGTGTCTGGACTGAAGTACTAAAAACCAAAATTTCAGATAAAACATCTGCAAATTATGAACGTGCTCATCGGATTGATTTACCTCGAGCTGACTCAGGTTGGCTAATTCGAGTTCGCAGACTTACTCCGAACTCAACTTCAGAGTATGTCAGCGACAAGATGTATATTGCAGCTGTAACAGAAGTGATCGATGCGAAATTACGCTATCCAAATACAGCATTATTGGGTCTTCAGTATGATGCTGAGACTTTTGGAAACGTTGCTAAAGTTGCAATGGATGCGAAGGGAGAATCCTAAAAGTCCCTACAAATTATAATCCGGTTACACGTCAGTATGTTGGAATGTGGGACGGTACTTTCAAAGAGGCATATTCTAATAACCCGGCTTGGATATATTACGATATATGCACAGTAGACCGTTATGCTTTGGGTGACCGCTTAACCCCGCTAATGGTTGATAAGTGGTCTTTATATCGTTTAGCACAATACTGTGACCAAATGGTGCCGGATGGGTTGGGCGGTCAAGAACCACGCTTTACTTGTAACGTTTATCTTCAGAGTGCCGAAGGTGCCTTTGAAATTTTAACTAAGTTAGCAGGTGTATTCCGTGCCATCACATTTTGGGATGGCAATAGCATTATTTGTGATGCGGATATTCCTCAAGATACTTACTTCACTTATACCCGGGCTAATGTTATTGATGGCAATTTTGAATATGCAGGTACTCGTGCTCGAGACAGGCACAATGTTGTAAAAATTGCATGGGATAACCCGGCTAATCACTACAAAACCGAATATGAGTTTGTTCGCGATGAGAAAGCAATTGCTGAAGCGGGCCAAGTTCGTATTCTTGAGCTTGACGCATGGGGATGCACTTCGCGAGGACAAGCGCAGCGAGCAGGCTGGTGGGCATTAAAGTCTGAGCAACTTGAAACACGTACTGTGTCTTTCAAGGTTGGTCTGGACGGTTATATACCATTGCCGGGGAAAGTGATTGAAGTTGCTGATCCTTTATTTGCAGGTCGTGCAAATGGTGGTCGTGTATCAGCTATTTCAGCAGATCGTAAAAGCATTACGCTTGACCGTGATGATGTGGTCGCAGTTGCCGGTGACAGGCTGATTATTAATGGCGAGGATGGCAAAGCTCAAACTCGAATTGTTCAATCGATCTCGGGTCGAGTGGTTACTGTTACTCATGAGTTTGATGCTATTGCCGCTCAAAATGTATGGGTTATAGATGCCCAAGATTTAGCAACAATGAAGTTTCGAGTGATTTCTATTACCCAAGATGAGCATCATCAATTTTCAGTGACTGCACTTCAATATAACCCAGCCAAATTTGATGCCATTGATAAGGGTGCTTATTTTGATGAGGTTCCGATTTCGATTGTGAACCCAACAATTCAGGATCCTGTAACTGATGTCGTTGTTACTGGTGAAAGCCGAGTTGATCAGGGCATCAACGTGGCTACCATGATAGTATCTTGGACGCAGGCAAAAGGAGCCGTTAAATATCAAGTTGAGTGGCGTAAAGATGACGGTAGTTGGATTAAGCTTCCAGTAACCGGCAATAACTCAGTCGAAGTACCTGGTATTTATGCAGGTCAATATCAAGCACGAGTAACAGCGATTTCAGCATTTGAAATAGCTTCTTTACCAGTTTATTCAACTTTGACTGAACTCTCTGGAAAGCAAGGCTTGCCGCCGAAACCCGCTTTTATTCAAGCTACAGGAATTTTATTCGGTATAAAACTTAATTGGGGCTTTCCATCAACTGGTGCGCTTGATACGGCTTATACTGAAATTGAAGTTTCACCAGATGGAACCAGTAATATTGCCCAATTAGGCTTATTCGCTTATCCAACTACCACACATGCGATTCAAGGCTTGCAGTCAAATCTGACTCAATTTTATCGGGGGCGTTTGATTGATAGGATTGGAAATATTGGGCCATGGTCGGACTGGACTCATGCGACAACTTCTGCCGATGCTACAGACGTTCTTGAGCTCTTGAATGATCAAATCAGTGAATCTCAGCTCAATCAGGATCTTAAAACCAAGATTGATCATATTGAGACTATTGACGCTGAAATTGGTCCAATTAAGCAAGATATACAAAATACGAAAGATCGGATTGCACAAGAAGTCATTGATCGACAAAACGCTATTCAGCAAGCCAAAGATGGTTTATCACAGCAAATTATTGATGGTGATGAAGGTGTTCTTAAAGTTGTAAATACTGTTAAACAGTCAAGTGATGATGGTCTTGCTGCAGCTCAAGAAAGCATTCGTGTTGTTGCAAATGATCTTTCACTTGTAGCTGAAAAAACGGACGGTGTATATGCACAGTTAAATCCACCTTTGATTGGATCTGAGTCTGATTTGATCGGTAATGATCAGGGCTTCGCAGGAACTTGGTCTGTTCAATCGGCAATGATCGAAGGGGACTTAGCACTTAGTAAGCGTATTGATACAACGGCAGTTGAGTTAAATAACTTACAGGCTTATGCACAACGAGAAGTACAAGCACGAATTGAGGGTGATAAAGTAACAGTTCAAAAGATTGATACTTATATTGCTAGCAATGATAGTGCTTTAGCCACGGTACGCCAATCTGCACAAGTCGCGGTAGATCAGTCTTCGGCAAATGCTGAAGCAATTGATTCAATTAATCTTGAGCTTGACGATAAAGCTTCAACTGGTGCACTTGATCAAGTTAAATCAGATATCAAAGATGTTGATAATAAGATTATTGCTCAAACAACCCGTATTGATGGTGTATACGCCCAGCTCAACCCGCCGTTAATCGGTTCAGAATCTGACTTAATCGGAAATGAAGGAGATTATGCAGGCGTATGGTCAGAGCAATCTGCACGTATCGAAGGTGATTTGGCTCAATCTAAACGTACAGATCAAGTTTCTGCTCAGATGAATGAGAACAATGCCGTATTCAAGCGTCAGCTTGAGGCAAATTCAAGTGCTATTTCTTCAACGATAAAAGTAACGGAAACGTTGCAAACTAAAGTCGGTAAGAATAGTGCGTCTATTCAAAATGTCAGTGAAAGTGTAGATGGCATCTATGCTCAGCAGTTTACTAAGTTCGATGTAAATGGCCATGTTTCTGGTCATGGGTCAATGAATGATGGTACGACTTCAACTTTCATATTCAATTATGATGCAATTCAGTTTGGTACGCCTGTCGGTGTTGATGGTGTAGAACCTAAACCATTAATGACATTACAGAATACTCCTGTGACTTTGCCTAATGGCACAGTTATTCCGCGTGGCTTATATGTTGATAATGCTAGTTTTGGGTATATCAATGCGAATCGAATCTGGGCAGAAAACTTAAGTGCTATTAGTGCGGACTTGGGAACAATTAAAGTCAAAACTGTGAATGTTGAAGATGGCGCAATTGATACCCTAAAGATCAAGGATGAGGCTGTAACTGTACCGATAGGAGTTAAAGCAATTGATATCAAAACTATCAATAGTTTTTCAGGAGGATCAACTGGTGGGTTGCCTAATAATGATTTTAATAACCACCTATCAGCGTGGGAAAATCATATAGGTACACTTTACAAGTAACGTTAAATAGAAGTGGTGGAAAAGTTAGAATTGATGCTTCAGTAAATATTTGCACACCTACTTTTGGCGCTTTTAGTGTAAGTGACGGACGAGGTAATCCAATTGCAGCTAACGATAGGGCAATGGCTTCCTTTTATATTTCAATATATAAAATGGGTCTTTAATTGGCAGAGGCTCTCTGGGCGCGAATATTGAGACTGGTAATATTAACGTTAATTTTAATGGTACAGCGGTTATCGTTTCAGCTATTGATGATAACAGTACTATTGGCAATGTTACCTACACACTTAAAGCAGGATTTGCTCGACAGGAGGGCGTTAATATCCCATTAAATGTGGAATCAAGAAGCAACTTTATGATCACTTCAAGAACATTAAGTGTAATTGAAATGAAGAAATAACAGCACCCAAACGGGTGCTTTTTTATGCCGAAATTAGGGGCTGCATGGCAGACAATCAGCAAATTATAGATACATCGACCGCTTTGGCGGCCAGTAAGGGTGCAACATACGGGGAAGTGTGGCAGGAGCAGTTTCGGCGTGGATCGGGTCAATCGATTTAGCATTTTGGGTCAGTATCATCATTGGTTTAGCTGGTTTTTAATGAACTGGTACTACGCCAGAAAGAAAAATAAGCGCGATGAAATTGCACTTAAAGCCTATTTAGAAAGCTTGGAAAATAAAGGTGACTGTAATGTCAAACAAGACTAAATATATTGCAGCAGTCTTAGCAGCTTCGGCTGCTTTTTTTGTGGGCGTAAAAAACGATGAAGGGTTTACATCAAAGCCAGTAATTCCCGTTAAAGGGGATCGGCCAACACAGGGCCATGGTTCTACATTTAAACCCGATGGCTCACCAGTAAAATGACAGATCCACCAATCACACGAGCAACAGCAGATAAATGGTTGCGTAATGATGTGGCCAAGCGTGAAGTCGCGTTTAAAGATTCATTGAAGGGCGTGAAATTATCACAAACTGAATACGACCTATACCTCGATTTCACGTATCAATACGGGATTGGTGCATGGTCTAGCTCATCAATGCTGAAAAATCTAAAGGTAGGGAAGTATAAGGCAGCTTGCGACTCATTACTTAAATATAAGTACGTTGCAAAGCGCGATTGCTCTATTCGTAAAAATGGATGCTATGGCGTCTGGACTAGACAGCTTGAAAGACATGCTAAATGTATAGGAGCGCAGTGATGTGGATTGTATTTGCTGCTAAATATTGGCGAGAAATCATTATTGTGTTTCTCGCTTTTTTATTGGCCATATCTTTGGCCGTACTCAATTACAAAACGGGTCAGTTAAAAGAAGCTGAACAAAAGTGTCAATCGCAGATCCAAGAGATTGAGCGCAAGAATTTGAAAGCTCTTGCAGAAAAGCAAAATCAGATCAATAAAGTGAGCGCAGACTATGAGCAAGTCAAAGCAGAGCAAAACACTAAAGTCGAATATATTGAGCGTGAAGTGCAAAAGATCGTGGAGCGTCCTGTTTATAAGTCTAGCTGTATTGACGATGCTGGGGTGCAGCAACTCAATGAACTCATTAAAGCCGGTAATACCAGCTAATCTTATTCAACCATGCCCAAATCTAAATGAATTGGCAGGAACAACGGGCAAAGATTTAATGATCTGGTCAGTTGATACAGTTGCAAAATATAATGATTGCAAAGCAAGACACGGTGCGATTGTGAAGGCTCTTGAGTAAGAGCCTTTATTAAAGTGCAATTATTTGCTCAATAATCTGGATAATTGCACATTTTGAGCAAAATTATTCTCAACTGTATTCTCTCGAGGTTTTTCATGCAGCAATTAATGATTATGGTCACAGAAGTTGGAAAGCTTGAGCATTCGTGTAATTTGCTTGCTGAGGTAAACAAAGGCGGTAAAGTCCTAAAGGTTTTCGACTACAACGGCAATCAATTACCAATAAACATTGATGGAACCGTGACATTTAATAGGCGCCGTTGGGAACTTCCCATTAAAGTAGATTTAAAATAATTTTGAATGTAGTTTAAAAATACGTAAAACAAGACAAATGCAGATTTAAAAAATAGTGCAACAAAAGTGTAGCAATCATATTTAACCTACTGATTTATATAAGTAACAACCGCTCTAAATTGAGCGCTTTTTTTTACAACAAAATAGATAAATTTAGCTAAATAATACTTTTTCATTGTGCAAAGTTTGATATAACTAAATACGCTTTAGAAAAAATAAGATAGTGAAATTTTTGTCTGTTAACAAAAGTCTAGTTTCAGTATCTTTCAATATTGAATAAATTGTTGAGAAACCTAGTTAGAATTTTAATATTTTCCTATATAGAAAAATTTATCTTTGTCAATAGTTTTGCAAGAGAAAATGCTTACTATTTAGGAATGTGATATTAGTATTCAGCTTAATTTAAATCGGTATACTAGGTTTCTCTTGGTATAAAAAGTAGCAACTTCAGGAAAGACAATGACTGCACGTATTCAAAAAGGCAAGTTAGCGATTGCTAAAGAACTTTACGATTTTATCGAAAATGAAGCTTTACCAGGTTCTGGTTTAGATAGTGAAACTTACTGGAAGAACTTTGAGCAAGTTGTTGTCGATCTTAGCCCAAAAAATAAAGCATTATTGGCTAAGCGTGATGAATTACAAGCAAAATTGATGAGTGGCACCGTAATAACAAATTTGAATTAGGTGCTTATAAAGCGTTTTTAACTGAAATTGGATATTTATTACCAGAAGTTGAAGATTTCCAGATTACAACCGAAAACGTAGACGAAGAGATTGCATTATTAGCAGGCCCACAGTTAGTAGTGCCTGTACGTAATGCACGTTATTGCTTAAATGCAGCAAATGCACGTTGGGGTTCTTTATATGATGCACTTTACGGCTTTGACGTAATTTCAGAAGAAGGTGGTGCTGAAAAAGGAAAGGATATAACCCTGTGCGCGGCGCTAAAGTGA